AATTAAACCTAGTGGGAGCTGAATAAGTTCTCACTAGGACATCTGTAACGCTCTTAGTGTGGACTCATTAGACCTTGTAGATTCGGGTACAGAAACGGATGTTGATTGACTACTACGTTGACTATTATCTACATTATTATTATTATTGACGATAATTGGAGCTCCACCATCACTTCTACTTTGTTCTAATACTTGTGAACCAGTAAGTAGTTGAGCTGCTTTCATAAAGACTTGAGCAGCTTGATTGTCTAACATTAATTCATCTTTATGAGCAATCATTAATCCACCACCCACAACTAATCCACCAGTATCAAATCTTGGAATTTCACCTGTTAATAATTTTTCTCTATCTTCTTCAGTATAGAACCAACTAACTGCAGTTCCTTTCTCCTTTTTCTCTGATACTTTGCCGATCCATTTTCCAACACCCTCGCTTATTCTGAAAGAGCCAGGTGGAAATACACTAGCTATTGCGTCTCCAATTTTTTGGTGAATAAGCTTACCTCCAAAATCTCCAGAATTAGCTTCTTCTATTTGTTCTTGTGTTATTACTTTACCTTTAGCTGGTTCTGGTTCTGATTTCACCACACCCTCTGCAGTTTTGGTTACTTCGGCTCCCTTCGTTTTCATATCTTCTGCCATTTTTGTAGTACCATCCTGTTTCGCCATACCCCCTAAAGCTTTATCCAGTTCATCCCCCATACTACTCATTTTTTCTAATTGAGCCACATTAGTAGTTAACGCTGTGGAATCAATTTTTGCAAAAGTCGCCAACCCTGCAGCAAGACTACTAATACCAGTACCTAATTCTGAAAGTCTGTTTGCATCAATAGATGTATCTTTAGATATTTCAGCAAACTTTGAGAGTGGGCCTTCTTTTTTCTTACCAAATAAACTTCCAATTGCATTACCGATTCCTCCAACTGCATCTGCAAGTCCTCCTGCTGCTCTACCACCAGCAAATGCAACCATTCCTAAACCAAGGTCAAGAATACCTTTTCCAATTTTTGCAAGTTTATCAGCATCAATGGTTTTCATTTGTTCCATAGTTTCACCGGCAAATCCGCCAAGAAAACCACCGATTGCTTTACCAACATTTGTAAGGAGTACTGCTAAACTTGCTCCTGCACTATCTCCACCTAAACTTGCAATCCAATCTGCAGCCAATAGTCCAACCATGAAAGCAGCAATACCACCACCTATTGCAGCCATACCAGCAATAACTGCAACTACACCGCCGGGAATTAATCCAACAGCAGCACCTGCCATTATCAAACCAGCAAGAGGTTTCATCCCTACTCCTTCAAATGCTCCCATGAAGTTTGTTATGAGTGTCTTGAGACTACTACCATCTAATCCTGCCATTGCTCCAAGTTTAGCCGCACCATCACCAAGAAGAATACCAAGAGAGAAACCCGCAATACCAGCACCGATTCCTGTCATTCCAATTGCTACATTTTTTGCTCCCTCTATACCTTTAATTCCAAGTTTTATTCCTATCGCTGCAAGAGTAACAACTGTTCCTAGTCCTGCTGCAACCTCTGGAGTCATTGCACCAAAAAAGTTTTGTAATAATCCTGCAAGAGCACTACCATCTAAGCCAGTATAACTAGCTGCTGCATCTCCTATAAGAATACCAGCTGCAAATCCAGAAATACCAGCACCAACTCCTGTCATCGCCACTGCGAAATCTTTGGGTTTTACTGAAAATTTTGTCAATAAACCAGCAATAGTAACAACAACTCCTAGACCAACTGCAACAGCTGGAGTCATTGCACCAAAAAAGTTAGTCATTAATGTAGTAATACTTTCACCATTAAGTCCCGCCATTGCACCAAGCTTTGCTGCAGCATCGCCTATGAGAAGTCCGGCAGCAAAACCAGCGATTCCAGCTCCAACTCCTGTCATTTGTTTTGCAAAGGCCTTTGCATCAACCTTAAATTTTGTCAATAAACCAGCAATAGTAACAACAACTCCTAGACCAACTACACTAGCTGGTGTCATTGCACCAAAGAAATTATTGACTAATGTAGTAATACTTCCACCATCAAGTCCTGCCATAGCTCCAAGTTTTGCAGCAGCATCGCCCAAAAGGAGCCCAGCAGCAAATCCAGCAATACCAGCTCCAACTCCTGTCATTTGTTTTGCAAATTCAGTTGCACCTACGTTAAATTTTGCCAGTAATCCAGCAATAGTAACAACAACTCCTAATCCTGCTACACTAGCTGGTGTCATTGAACCAAAGAAATTATTGACTAATGCAGTAATACTTCCACCATCAAGTCCCGCCATTGCACCAAGTTTGGCGGCAGCATCACCTATGAGAAGTCCAGCAGCAAATCCAGCAATACCAGCACCAACTCCTGTCATTTGTTTTGCAAAAGCCCATGCATCAACCTTGAACGCTGCTAGTAAACCAGCAATAGTAACAACAACACCTAATCCTGCTGCACTGGCAGGAGTAAACCCAGCAAAGAAATTACTTATTAGTTTACCGATACTTCCACCATCAAGTCCTCCCATCATTTTTAAACCATAACCAACAACTACTTCACCTATCAATATACCACCAGCGAAACCAGCAATACCAGCACCCATTGCTGTCATCATTCCAGCAAAACGTAGGGGTGAAACTTTAAACCCCGCCAACAATCCAGCCATGACAAGGATTACACCCATCTTTACAGCATTTTCTTTAGAGAATGCATCAAAGAAATTTGTAATTACTTTTGTTAACTCTGAACCATCAGTTCCCATTAATCCAAGAATATAGGATGCACCACCCAATGCTATCGCGAATCCAGCAATACCTGCACCCAACGCGGCTAAACCTATACCAAATCCTTTACCAATACTTGCTACTGCTTTACCAATACCACCAAGACCAGCACCAATTCCACCAAGAAGTCCTGCAATTAATCCACCAGATTTTTTGTCTTTACCAGTTGCAGCACCAAACCCCTTGTTAAGAGTATCGTAAATACCTTGAAAGATATTCCGTTCTCCCTCCGCTGATTTTGCAGCTTCCGCTGCACGTTCCACATCTGCAGCAGACTTTGGTGGGTTTCTAAGGGTTTCTCCAATCGCCTTTACTGAATCCTCTACACCTTTTACTGAATTAGTTACATCCTCAGACTCCGATGGAGTTTTGAGGGCTTCTCCAATCGCCTTTACTGACTCTTCTACACCCTTTACTGAATTAGTTACATCCTCAGACTTGAGGCCTTCGCCAATCGCCTTTACTGATTCCGATATATCCGTAGGCTGTGGTTGGTTTTTAATGGTTTCGCCAATCGCCTTTACTGAATCAGTTACATCACTAGACTTGAGGCCTTCGCCAATCGCCTTTACTGATTCCGATATATCCGTAGGCTGTGGTTGGTTTTTAATGGAATCGTCCACCGCCCTTACCGAATCAGATATACCTTTCATCGAATCAGTTATGTCTGAAGATGGTGGTGGAGTTTTAAGGGTTTCTCCAATCGCCTTTACTGAATCCTCCACACCTTTTACCGAATCAGTTATATCCTTAGGCTCCTTAGGCTTTGGTTGGTTTTTAATGGTCTTATCCACCGCCTTTACAGAATCCCTTACAGCTTTCACCGAATCCGATATATCCGTAGGTTTTGGTTGGTTTTTAATGGTATCATCCACCGCCTTTAACGAATCAGTTACGTCTTTTAAAGTCTTATCTGCCATCTATTTCTCTGTTATTTGGTTTAACCATTAGTTTTACGATTTTGTTCTTCAATTTTAGAATTTTCTTCCTGCACCCATTGTACTAATAATTCTGAATATAGTGTTCTCTCGAAGGGCAGCATATCCTCGATTTCCGTCAAACTCCATTTGTGATGTTGTATCATAGCAAAATTTTGTAAATAATACGCTTCAAGTGAGTTATGACTTAGGCAGATGCGAAAAAAGATGCGAGTCCTTCTAAAGTTTCTGTTTCAGTCTTTCCACATTTTTCACAAGTATACTCAATATCCTGTTTCATTTTTGGTAAAGATTCATAATAATCTTGAAGCTTTTTAAATTGACCAGAATTTAATGAATCTAGAAATTCTTCCAATTCCTCTCTAGTGTGGTCTTGAGCAGAAAATACATCTTCACCTTGAATAATTTCAACTATACTATCTCTAATTATCTCCATAACCATATCTATTTGATTTTTATCCCCAGCACCAATAACATTATCTATACCTGGCGGACTCAAACGAATCATAATATCATCTGTTAATTTTACTAAATCAGAATATTTTTTATTTTTAACTATCTTTACTTTAGAAAGATCTATATCAAGTTTAATAATTTCACCACATTCGTGTTCAAAAGAAATTGTACTTATATCTCCAACTGCCTTTCCTCTAATGTTAAGAAAAAGATATTCAAGGTCAATCATTGGAAGTTTATTGACATTAAAACCTTCAGTTGATACACACTGAGTTATTATTTGTTTTATTGCCCGCGACATCTCTTTGTCATCTTTTCCCTCTAGAGCCATTAGAAGAATTTTTTCTTCTTTGACTAAAAACGGTCTGTATTCAATTTTTTTACCAGATGACGGTAATTCTAAATCATATAGTACAGTATTTATTTTTGGCAAAGCCATAATGTTCTCCTTTTCAAATCATTATTTTATATTATTAGGTAAGTGTCATCCACTTTCTATATTTAAATGTTACACTAAGTCTTAGTATTTCTCCCCCCTGCGTGTGACCCAGCGCAATTTCACCAACTGCAGAAGGATATGCTTCTCTCAACTCTATCTTATACTTATCCGTTGCATCAGCAAATGAAGTTGCATCATTTGATAATCTAGTTATATTAATTGTTGCAACAAAATTGTTCCAATAGTTAACATTACCAGTTTCAGGATCTATTATATTTTTCTGCCAATCATCAAAAAATCTTTTTACGGTAAAAGCATCATCTAAAATAAATGATAATGCAGCTTCTGTAAATGTTTCCCTGTAAGGTATTTCTCTTGGTGGGCCGTATATATCATGTGCATTAGATGCTATACCTTTAGTTGGAAGTGAAACAGATTCACACAAATATTGTAAATTCTCGTTTACAGCTGTTGACAATCCTGTAGGAAGTCCGGCGAAGGTTACATTATATCTATTTCCTTTAGCAAAACCACCAATTTTAGTTCTTAATTTGTCTATGCTAAATATGGTTTGTGTCATTAATAGTATTCCCTGCTGTCATTCCAGACAACACTCTTTTTCTGTTTTTGAAATCTTTCAACTGGTAGGAATATTGCTATTTCCCACTCATCTGCGTTTATCCTCACGGTATTTGAACGAACATTAGTTCCAAGATATCTTTTTACACAAGGAACTGCTCTACCAAAACCTTTCAGTAAATCATATGTTATTTTTAATCTTGTGGTCGCATCATATTTATTATTAGTTGCGTACGCCTTCAATTCATCCATAAGGGCTGCTCTATCTCTTGGTGGAATATAATGTAAATTCAAACCATAAAATCCACCTTTAGCTTTTTCAAATGGAAACACTAAAGGATACATATCCCAATAAGGTAGTTTTTTAGCAAACTTTGGGTCATATTTGTAGAATAACATTTTTCCAAGTACTGCACTACTATCTTCTTGTCTTTTAAGAAGTTGGGCTGGAGTCACTGCTCTCATTTGAGCACTTGCACTTGCTTGTTTGACCTTCTCTCTAAACCAATTCCCTGCCGCTCTAGCTTTTGCTGTCGCGGAACTTGTCTTAATTGCTGATTTGAGTGTATCTAAAAAACTTTCTTCTGATTCTTCTGCCATAATACTAATATTTAGTTAAATCTTGTTCAGTTAATATTTGCCAATTCCAGTTTCGGGCTTCACAGTAAGTCATTGCTGCTTTCCACTTCGCTTCATTGACACCCCAAGCTTTGACCTCTCGGATAAATCTTCTTCTATTTGCTTTAGGCTTGGGGGGTTTGGTTTGAATTTTTGGTTTGATTTCTATAAGGGTTTCACCTTGTGGAGTCTTTACCCAAAAGTCGGGGAAGTAACGATGGACTTTACCATCTATGGGAGAGCGATAGGGGATAATAATTTCTTCACTTGACCATCTTAATATAGAATCATTACCATCAAGATATCTCATAAACTTCAGTTCCAACCCTGAGCGATGAAATATTTTGCGGTAATCTCCCTTATATTTGGATATGTTTTTTGGTTTATAAAATCCTTTCTTAATCCTCATATAAATATGTAGTAACGGCACAAAACCGCCCAAATCTAATTATTAATTTATAGGAATAGTAATGAAAATTTACACAGAAGTTGTTTGGTCATGGGATGATGAAAGGGGAGAACTGGTAAGAGAATCTTCAAAATCTTATGATTATGGGGGGCCCTTAACTCTTCTTATGCCTCGTATAGATGATGGTAATACCCCTCAATCAGTTCAACAAACTATAGCGGCCAATAAACTAGACACCAGACAATTCAAATATCCAAAAAATACTAATCCCGGCTTACCTCATTATATAACATTTACTGCAAAAAGGTCATATACTTCAACAACCTCTACAAGAGGACAAGATAATGGATCAGTTGTTTTATATATGCCCCCCGACGCTTTGAAAACTTCATACAGTCAAAGTATTGGTGATGTAGAAATGGGAGGTTTTATTTCGTTAGCTGGTGCAAATATGGCAGGTGT